ATGACATGGCGGTCTACACAGACGGTGTCCACTGTAACCGTGCGGCTGTCTACAACTACAAAGAAGACGTATGGACCTTCCAAGACTTGCCTAATGTAGTCAGTGGCTCTCAGGCCAACATCGACTCCGTTACGTCATACGCTGATGCCACTCAGACCTATGCCAACGTCGGTGGTTCATACCACGACCAAGAGAGCCCATACAAACGTCACCCTCTAGTTGTTTCTAGAGCAGGCGGCGGTGTAACTGGGAGTAAGGTCTACGGTATTGACCTTGTTGACGACGGCTCCTTGGCCCAAGAAATGGACACCACGGTATCTCAGGATGTACTTCTTGAGCGTATTGGTCTGGACTTAGATGACATGGGAATACCCCTAGCTGGGTATAAGGTTATCAACCGTATCTATCCTCAGGTTTCTACCAACAACTCAAACGGTAACTTCGGGTTTTCTTTTGGTGCTGCTGATACTGCTATTGCGTTCCCTAACTATGGTTCTTCCACGAACTTTAATGCTCTTACGGATTACAAGTTAGACACACGTATTAGTGGCCGTTACCTGTCTTATCGCATGACTACAGACGTTCCGAAGGACTTTGCCTTCAGTGGCATGGATGTAGAAGTTGTCGTCACAGGTCGAAGGTAACACATATGTCACTATCGGATAAACTAAACATGCTGGTGTCTACATACGTTAGACGCCAATCACCTACATTAAACCCTGAGCTCATTGGTAACTACATCCAAGAGGAGCTCAGGGAAATCGAAGCATCCATCCGCTCCTTGGCCGATGCCTCCATCCAAGTCTCTGACAGGGCTCCAGCTAACCCCCGTAAGGGGATGGTTCGCTATGCCGTCAGTCCTTGGAACCCAATCGGAAACGGAAGCACTGGTCTAGTTGTCTACAATGGCACGGCCTGGGTGCTCGTATAAGAAAAACAAAAAGGAATATCCTATGTGGGGCGCACTTATCGGCGGTGCCTTGGGCCTTATGGGCTCAAGCAAGCAAGCCAAAGCACAAGACAATGCAACAGCAGCCCAAATGGCTGGCTTTAATCAGTACAAACCTTATGTAGACGCTAACCTCAAAGGTGGCGAGGCCGCTCTAGATGGTGTCTTGAGCACAGGTGCCTACGGTGGTCAAACACTCGCTGGCCCTAACCAGTTCCAGACTGGCACAGCCAATACCATGGGTGCATACGGCACTAACATGATGAACAGCGGTAACGCCATGATGGGGGCCAATTCGGGCTTCGGAACTAACTCTGCAAACATGTATGGCCAATTCCAAGGAATGGCCCAGGACGCCCAGCGCGACCGCTTAGGCACCGCCATGGATTATGCGTCCGCCAACTCTGGTGGTTTGGTCGACTCCGCTATGCGCGATGACCGCCGTAATCTGCAAGAGAACACCCTGACGGGCATCGACTTGGGCGCTAGTGGCTCAGGCAACATGAACTCTAGCCGTGCTGGTGTAGCTGAAGCTGTAGCCAAACGTGGCTATGATGACCGCCGTGCAGACGTTGCGACCAACATCCAGAACAGCCTTATTGACCGCAGCCTAAACCAACAGTCACAGCAGTTCTCTGACCAAGGCGCTGCGTTGCAGGGCGCTGGGCAAGCTAACCAAGGCATGTCTTCAGCTTACAACACTGGCCTCAACACACTGGGCCAAGGTTCTAACTTCGGTATGAACGCTGGCAACGCTTTGCAAGGCTACGACCAAGCAGCTTTGTCTGATCAGCAAGCCAACTTTGAGCGCCAACGTGACTTCGAGATGCAGCAGCGGATGAACTACCAGTCAGGCATGTTGGGCCAAGCGCCTAACTCAAGCCAGAACGTAAAGCCAACCACTGCCGACCCACTTCAAGGTGCTATCGGCGGAGCTATGGCTGGCTTTGGTTTCCAGCAGCAGTACGGGAACAACTTTGGTGGTGCTCAGGGATACACATACGGCCAAGGCGGTGGAAACGCCCTCTTTGGCGGCAATAGCTGGGGATAATTAATATGGATCAATTCTCAGGATATGCCCAGCAGGGCGCACTTTACCGTCAAGGTGACAGCGCCCCGTCCAATCAAGGGTACTACAATCCAGTGCAGTCTCTGCTCGACGCAAACAAAAAGAAAATCGCTAATCAGTTTACTGGTATTGAGACGGGTACTTTACAGTATCTTGCATCTCAAGGCAACCAAGGTGCTGCTGCGGAGCTTTCAAAACGACAGTTACAGGAGCCACGTCCAGGTGCACTAGCCACAGCGGAAGATGCGCCTGTTCCAATGATGGTGGAGCCTCCTGCTTTGCCAGACCCAGATGTAAACGATCCGCGTACTCCAGTTTTGATAACTGATGGTTCTGCTGCAAATCGTGCTGTTGCCTCTTCTGGTGGCGTACTAGAAGACCCTACTGCCGCACCTTCAGCGGACGCAGCTGTCCTTAGCCAGACAAATGCTAATGCCGCTAATACTAGTAGTGTCGGAGGTGGCTCAGTTGGCGGCAATCGGACTACTGGAAGCACCACTCAGTCTACGTCACGTTCCGTTTCGCCTTCTACAGGCAACGCCCGTGGTTCACGGATGGGCTACGGAAAAGCAAACAATGCGGAGATGCTGATGCGCGTCGGTGGCGCTATGTACTCTGGTTCCCTGCAAGGGGATGGCATTGGTGCCGCTACTCGCGAATACGGCAGCATACAAGATGACCGCCGTGCCGCAGACACCGCAGCTTATGAAGCAGCGGAAGCTAAACGCCTCAAAGAAGCTGCCATACGTGCGGCTGCGGCCAGATCAGGTGGTGCTGGCGGCAAGGCTGGTGCTGCAAATTCTAAAGCTCTTTCTGGCGTTAATGATGCTATGTATGGGATGCAGCAGGGTCTTGATGCTATTGCTGCAAGCCGAGCGGCTGGGGGCAACCTCACAGGCGTAGGCGGTATCTTTAAAGGTCTTATAGACAACTTTACGGGTGATGCAGATGCAAACCGAAGACTTACTCTAAGTCGCTTGAAAGTTAATGATGCTCTTCTCCGTACAGCAGAGACTAAAGGTGCAATCTCGAACTCAGAGATGAATCTATTCCTGAGCCCAGCGCCAACTAACCTGCAAGACGAGCAAGTTTGGGTGGATTGGCTGAACCAGCGCATGGCTGCTCTACAGCGTGTGCAAGAGAGGTTGAATGGCGGCGCTGTCCTGTCAGACGCAGAGCGTTCTACCAACTTCAACACTGCGTCAGGCACCTTCACGCCGAGTGCAGACGTCCAAGCTGCTTTAGATAAATACAAATAAAAAGAGAGGTAGTTAGCTATGGCTGACATCGAACAGTTGACACGGGCATTTATGGCCGCAGACAAAGCTGGTGACACAAAGTCAGCACAGTTGCTGGCTAATGCTATCCGTGAGCAAACTACCTCACAGCCTACAGTTGATGCGCCTGTGGCGGCACAAGAGGCCCCCGACACTTCCTACAGTGGGGCCTTACGCCAAGGATATGACCAAGCTGGCGCTCTTGTGGGCAAAGGCATCCAGTCGGGCGGTGAGCTTATCGGCAACGAGGCTGTCACTAATTATGGCGCTGAGATGGCTGCCCGTAACGAAGCTGAGATCGAAGCGTCCAACTATCAGCGCCCAGAGGGTGCCGATGGTATAATCAGCAACCTCCGCGAGGGCGACTATGCAAACGCAGGTAGGTCACTGGCCTACGGTGCTGCTGAAGCTGCCCCACAGGTTGCTGGTGGTGTCGTTGCCTCTGTAGGCGCTGGGCTTGCAGCAACAACTGCCCCTATCGTAGGTACTGCGGCTGCTCTTGGCGGCACAGCTTACGGCATAACGAGTGCTTTGGGTGCAAACCGTCAAGAAAAAGAAGACCAGGGCATGGACCCAACTGCTACAGCCACAGACTTGGCTACAGCGGTGGCTTCTGGCCTCATAGAGCTCACGCCCCTCAAAGGTGGCGGTGCTACGCTCAAGGTTGTGCGTGAAGCTGTACAAGAGGGTGCCCAAGAGGGCCTCGTTATTGGCGGTAACGCTGTCCAAGGCGGTGAATATGTAGGCGAAGACGTCCTAGAGCGAATGGGTGACGCTGCCATCACTGGTGGCGCTATTGCCAAAGGCGTGAACGTCGGCATTTCCACAGTGAACAAAGCAGGTAAGGTGGTCTTCCGTCCGAAAGCGGAGGTAGACCCTGAGACAGCCCAAGCGGCTGGTGATGTCGCCCGTATCATGCAGGAAATGGCAGAAACTAACGGTTTCAATCTAAAAGACATCGACCCTAGCTCCAAAAAGGGTGCTAAAGAGGCTCTTGAGCAAGCGCGGACAGTAATAAACACTGAAATACGCACGGCGCAAAAGACTATCAAGAAAGACCTATATGAAGGCCTTGATGATGCAACTAAATCTCGTTTTGAGGAGCTAATTGCTTCTGCGAGGACCAAAGTAGCCCGTAATTCACCTATTGAAGACATCCAGTTTGTTAAAGACAACTTTGGTGAGACCAAGCAGGGCCAAATGCTTGTCCAAAGCATGTATAAAGCCAATGTCACCACAGAACTATCAGCTGCTGGCCTCAAAGGCGGCGTCTCTCAGTTTACTGACACGTTTAACCCTATCCCACGTATCATGGGCGGCTCTTATAACCCTATGGGCGCTGTTGCAGGTAACTTGAACACTGGTGCTGCTATTGCAACTGGTGGTCAGTCTCTTGCTGCCCAGATACCTCTTGTTGTCGGTGGCCGTGCTATTGATGCCGTCACTGGCAGGCGCTCGAAGGTCAACAGGTTCGTGAACAAGAACAAAGCCCAAGAAGGCCTTGGACCTGTCTCAGGAATTGACATCGAGGGCACTGCCCAGCGCCGTAAGGATGCTCTGAAAGCTAAAAAGGAAGCTGCCAAACAGGCTGAAAGAGATGCTAGAGCCGCAGCGGCCCAAGCTGGCAGAGATGCTAGAGAAGCTGCAAGACAGGCTGGACGGGATGCCAAAGCACAGGCAGCCGCATCAAAAGCAGCTGAGAAAGAGCGTCTGGCACAGCTTAATGCCGAACGTAATATCAACGATATTGTCAACGGACTGCCTCCCCATAGGAAATCCCCAAGAGGAACAGTCTTCAAGGCTATCGAAGAGACGACAGGGCTAAAGGTCGGCAAAGACGGTATGACTGCTCCTGAGATCGACGCTTTGATCGACAAGGCAGCTTCTATTGCTGAAACAACTTTTGCTGACGATCCTATCATATCCCGTGCGTTCAAAGAGTACCGTACTCACCTCAAGACTGGCCGTATGTCTCTAGAAGGCTCTCCCTTGAACTCAGTTACAGCTGCAATCAAGAAAGTCATCACAGAGATTGACACTAGCATTGTACCTGCGCCCACGAAGGCTCCAAAAGGCCCACCTCCGCTGTCTCCACAGGCGGCACGGGGCAAAGCAGAGAACGAGGGTTTCCTAGCTACTCTTCGGGGTAAAATGGATTCAGATACTACAATCTCTGAGGCTGACCGTGGTGTTCTGAATACTGCATACGACGCGCTAAAGATGAACCTTGGCAAGAACCCACTTCAAGGCGCTGAAGGCATCATGGGTACAGCTGTTGCTAAGCTCAGCAGCCCAAGTCTTGCAGAAACACACTTGGCTCCCTACATTCAAAGGGTACGTCAACAGCAGGAGGGTACAAATGCTCCTATACAGCCAGAACCCAGTGAGCCAACAGGAAATCCAGCGCCAGCTGGACCAACTCCAGTGGACCCAGCACCAGCCCCACCCCCAGGGCCTGTACTTCAGCCAGCCCCAGCAAAGCCCAAGCCGACCCCTAAAGCCCCGACTCCAAAAGAAGTAGAAAAGGCTAAGCCTGATGCTACGGCAATCATTGAGATTGGTAAAAAGGGCTCAAAGTACGAGAATGGTATCCAAGATTGGGATATGGCTCTTGATGCTGCAAAGCTACTTGGACAGGCTGTGAGCATATTCAGTAGTAACGCTGCAATGGCCAAAAGGGCTAAGGTTGAAAACTTTGCATCGAAAAGAAAGCCTATCAGCCGAAACACTGCTGGCTTTTTTAGTAGGGTAGGATCGAAGGGCGGTGCTGGTGGTACTATATTCAGCATCCGTCCAGGTGGTTCCATAGGTGGTAAAAAACGTACCCGAATGGAGGCTCTATCTACACTTTTACATGAGATTGCCCACGGCGTCACAATGGGGCCAATGGATGGTAAAACATCGGATCCCTACATGCTTCCACGGCAGGAAACTTCACACAACAACCTCGCTAAGTTAAGTGGGGATATGTACCCGCCTGGCTCTTTTGTCGGCAGTGCGATTGCACCATTACTTTCTGGTAAGAATTATGATGTAAACCACCCTGTTGTCCAAGAGATTAACAATCTCCAAAGGAATGTATCTGTCTACCTTCGGGATAACCCAGAGGATTCCAAGGGCGTTAGGGAGTTCCAGGATATAGCAAACCCCAATGGTCCTATTGCTAAAGAGTACACTAAGTATGCAAACAGCTTTGCTGAGTTCGCCGTAGACCCCGTGTGGGTCTATATGTTTGACCCAGCCTTGGCCAAACAGGTGATGCCTGAGACCACAGCATTGATCCGCAAGGAGTTTGCTAAAGCTGGTAACAAGCAAATCCAGTTCTACAGCCATCCGTTTGCTACAATACTTGCAGTAGTGGCCGCTATGGGATTGTCTGGAATAGGCCGTGGTGATGATGAAGAAGAGGACCAAGGTGCTCTTATGCCTACACCAGGCGTTCTTTCAGCATAATACTGATAACCACGGGGCCCCTTAGTTGGGGCCCTTGTTCGTTCTAAGGAAGCAAACACATGAACAAGACAGCATATGACTTGATGCCCTTTCTCAGGGACATCGAGACTATCAAGGTGTCCACCTCATTGTCTCAAGTCCAGAAAGACACTGTGTTGGCCGAGATGAGATACTCTCTGCCAGCCCCTGTGTTCTGCAAGTCGTGCTTAGGCACACTAGCGGTAATATCTAGCATGTTAGGAATAGACGATGGGCGGAGCACCAAAGAACCCAAGAAAGAAAGCGCCAAAGGCCGAGCTAAAGTACCCACAAAAGGCAACGCCAAAGGCAAATAACTACTTCTCAAATCTGATGAAGACAGAGGAGGGAAGGGCCCTTCGAAAGCAGTGGTCGACAAAGCCAAAAAAGAACGCAGGACGCCCTAAAGGTACTCCTGACGGTTATACGTTGGAAGCAATCACCCCCATCAGAAAGAAGGCAAAGCAAGATGCTGAAAGGATCGTAGCTATCATGGCCGAAGATAATAAGATCGACGATGTGTACGCCATTGAGGCACTCAAAGCAGCCGTCGAAATCATGCGTGAGCCTGGCCAAAATCGGGACAGACTGACAGCCGCACGAATGGTCTTGGACTTTACCAAGACGAAACCTGCTGCAAAGAGCGAAGTGACCATCGGTAAAGCCGAAGCATTCTTGGAGTCGCTCTTAGTAGCCGACACCGAAGAAGAGCAAGCTGATGACGATGGAACCGAAACTTAGAGAGATACGCCGTAAACTATACGACGACTTCTCGTTTTACAGTAAGTCCGCACTGAAGATCCGTACCAAAGATGGCGACATCAAGCCTCTGAAGCTAAAGCCAGCCCAGCTGATACTACAGGAAGCTGTAGAAAAGCAGATGGCATCAGAAGGCAAGGTACGGATCATCATCCTCAAAGCCCGTCAGCAGGGCCTATCGACCCACGTTGGCGGCTACCTGTATTTCAATGTGTCACAGCGAAAAGCCTGTAAGGCCATGGTTGTCACGCACCACTCAGACAGTACCCGTGCCCTCTTTGATATGACCAAGAGATACCACGACAACTGCCCTGAGCTACTAAAGCCCCACACCAAGTATTCCTCCCGCCGAGAGCTTACGTTTGATGTCCTAGACAGTTCTTATGTTGTGGCTACCGCTGGAGGCGAAAGCATTGGTCGTGGTGAGACCTTAACACACGTACATGCCTCGGAACTCGCGTTCTGGCAGAAGTCTACCGCTCTAGAGAACTGGAACGGTATGACCCAAGCGGTACCTAACAAGCCAGGGACTGCTGTGTTCGTCGAGAGCACCGCTAATGGTGTTTCCGGAATCTTCTATGACCTCTGGAAGGGTGCTGTTGATGGCACCAATGGCTACGTGCCAGTGTTCATACCTTGGTTCCTTGATCCAGAGTATCGCGAAGAGGTCTCTGAGAACTTCGAGATAACACCCGAAGAAGAAGAGTTGTCTGAGAAGTATGACCTAGATAACGAGCAGTTGATGTTCCGCCGCCGCAAGGTTGCACAGAACGGCATCGACTTGTTCCGTCAAGAGTACCCAGCAATCCCAGAGGAAGCCTTCCTGACAACTGGCCGTCCAGTGTTCAATCCAGAAGGCCTACAAGAGAGCCTGTCGGTCACAAACGAGCCTACATCACGTCTAGCCCTAGAGGGCGAAGAGTGGCTTGAGAATGTCCGAGGGGAATTGACCCTATACAGAGCCTTGGTCCCAGGTGAGCAGTACACTATCGGTGCTGACGTCGCGATGGGTGTGCGAGGCGGGGACTACTCCGTAGCGCAGGTTCTAGACAGCAAGAAGCGGCAGGTTGCGACCTATCGTGCCCAAGTTCATCCTGATTACTTTGCTACTGTGCTCTACAGGTTGGGCGAGTTCTTTAACTTCGCCTTCATCATCGTAGAGAACAATAGCCACGGTATTCTGACGTGTACCCGTCTTGGCAAAGACATGGCCTATCCCAACTTCTACACAGAAGTGCAGGTAGACAAGTTGACTGAGAAAGAAACCCTCAAGTTGGGCTTCACTACGACTTCCAAGACAAAACCCCTGATCATTGATGAACTCAGGGCCTCAGTTCGAGAGGGAAAGATCGAGCTAAACGATAAAGTCACTATCCGCGAGATGCTTACATACATCGTCACCCAGAGTGGCGGCATGGAGGCTGAAGCTGGATGCTTCGATGACTGCGTAATGTCTTTGGCCTTAGCAAACCACATCCATGAGGGTGCTTGGGAGCCAATAGAAGCAGTTGATGAATATTATATTGAGATGGTTTAAACATGAAATCACAAGATGAATACAAAGCCCTTGATGACGAAAAGATTGTCTCAATCGTCGATACGAACCTAAGACGGTCTATCGGTTATTATGACAGTGAGCTCTCCAGAGAGCGTCGCAAGGTAATGGACTACTACAGTGCCAAGCTGCCGCGCCCAGCGCACGACGGTAACAGCAAGTATGTATCCCAAGACGTCTACGACGCTGTCGAAAGCATGAAGGCTGCACTTCTGGAGACCTTCAGTACAGGCAACAAGACGCTACGCTTTTCACCCCAGGGTGCCGAAGATGTGGCTATGGCCGAGGTCTGCACGGAATATACAGACTACGTGTTGCACCGCCAAAACAACCTATTCGAGACCATGCAGACAGTAATCCATGATGGACTTATTGCCCGTGCAGGTATCGCTAAGGTCTACTGGTGCATGCAGGACGAGAGACGTCTTGAGTACGTTGAGAACCTCACGGAAGAGGAGCTTGACGCTTTGTTGGCTGAAGACAGTGTAGAGATCGAAGAGATTTCCGAGGACGACTTTGGTCTGTTCTCTGGTGAGCTCCGCGTATCTCGCGACACGTCCCAGGTCAAAGTGGAAGCCATTGCTCCTGAGGAGTTCTTAATTGAGCCTCAGGCCAAGTCTTTGGATACGGTTAGCTTCTGTGCCCACCGTACCAAGAAGTCTATCTCTGAGCTAATCGAGATGGGCTATGATGAAGATTTAGTATCGGACATTGCAGACAACGAAGACACTGACTTCGACAATGATCCAGAGATACTATCACGATTTGACGACATCGGAGCAGACCGAGGTTTCAACGCTAAGGGTTTCTCGCGTTCTACACGCCAAGTAACCGTAGTAGAGGCTTACATTGAGCTTGATGTCGAGGGAACAGGAACAGTCGATCTATACAGGGTCGTAAAGGCGTCCAACGTATTGCTAGAGAAAGAGATCGTCAACCGACGTCCTTTTGTGGCTTTTGTCCCACTCCCTATTCCACATGCGTTTCACGGTAATAACTTTGCTGAGAAACTATTGGGTATTCAGAATGCTCGAACAGTCCTAACTCGTTCAATCCTCGACCATGCTATGGTCACTAACAACCCACGATACACGGTTGTCAAAGGTGGACTTACGAACCCGCGAGAACTGATCGACAACAGGGTCGGCGGTATTGTCAACGTGACACGCCCCGATGCTATCAACCCGATGCCTCAGGCTTCATTGAACCCATATGTATTTCAAACGATACAGATGCTTGATGAGGACAAAGAGGATACTTCTGGTGTTAGCCGCTTATCCCAGGGTCTTAACAAAGACGCTATAAGCAAACAGAACTCTGCGGCAATGGTAGAGCAGCTGGCCACAATGAGCCAACAGCGTCAAAAGATCATTGCGCGTAACTTTGCGAACAACTTCCTCAAGCCTCTATTCGGCATGGTTTATCAGCTAGTCGTCGAGAACGAGAGCGAAGAGAAGATTGTTGAGTTAGCAGGACGTTATGTGCCTATCGACCCATCGCAATGGGCTGACAAGCGTGACGTGCAGGTAGAGTTCCACTTGGGATATGGCGACCAAGAAACGATGGTACAAAAGTACCTGGCGTTCCACACCCTATTCTCACAAGACCCAACACTGGGTCAGATGTATGGTCCTGACAAGAAGTTTAAGATGTTGGGCGCTGTACTTGAGAAATCAGGTATCAAGAATGTTGCTGACTTCCTAACAGACCCAGCGATGATACCACCGCCGCCGCCTGATCCTGCTCAAGAGATGCAGAT